ATGGGTACCGACGACGCTCGCGCGATCCCGCGTCACAAGACGGCTATTCACCGTGGGGACCTGTCGCGTCCGGTGAAGGCCGCATTGAGCGATGGCCTGCTTGTGCCCGCCACGACGCTGTTCGATTACGGCTGCGGTCGCGGCCAGGACCTCCAAATACTTGCCGGGCAGGGGATCCGCTGCAACGGCTGGGACCCTGCTTTTCGTCCCGACACACCAATGCAACCCGCCGACGTGGTCAACCTCGGTTTCGTCCTGAATGTAATCGAGGACGTGGACGAGCGATCATGGACGCTAAGGCGAGCCTGGCAACTCACTCGTCGACTTCTGATCGTATCGGCGCAAGTGAAAGAGGCCGGGCGCGGGATAGTCGCTTCGCCGTTCGGTGACGGACTCCTCACCGGACGCGGGACGTTCCAAAAGTTCTACGGCCAGTCAGAACTCCGCTCGTATATCGAAGCGGAACTTAAGACCGAGGCGGTGCCGGCATCACTCGGAATTTTCTACGTCTTCCGCGACGGGGCGCTCCGCCAGCAGTTCATCTCTAACCGGTTTCGCCGACGGGTCGCGGCGCCACGTAAGCGGATCTCGGAGGTTCGCTTCGAGGAGCACAAGAAACTGCTCGAAGCATTCATGGCCACGATTGCGGATCTTGCGCGGCTGCCGGAAGAGGATGAATTCACCCGTTCGGCCGAGGTCGTCGCGGAGTTTGGTTCGCTCAAACGCGGATTCGCACTGATCCGGCGAGTCACTGGTGACGAGGAATGGGAAGCTATTCGACAGCGACGGCTCGAGGACATGCAGGTTTACCTGGCCTTGGCCCGGTTTAGGAAACGCCCACAGTTCGGCCAGCTTCCGATCTCGCTTCAAAGGGACGTACGGGCCTTTTTCGGCGCGTACACCAAGGCGTGCCAGCAGGCCGACGAGCTCTTGTTCCGTGTCGGAGACGCGAAGGCGATCGACGACGCATGCCAGCGATCGACCATGGGCAAGCTTCTGCCGGACGATCTCTACGTGCACCGCACCGCGCTCGATTCGCTCGGACCACTGCTTCGCATCTATGAGGGATGCGGGCGCGCGTTCCTCGGCGAGGTCGAGGGAGCGAACATAATCAAAATCCACCGTCGCACCGGCAAATTGTCCTATCTCATCTACCCCGACTTCGAAACCAACCCGCACCCGGAATTACTTCGTTCAGTCCGAGTGAATCTCCGGACGCGGCAGATCGACAGCAATGACTATAGCCAGAGTGCGAATCCTCCGGTTCTGCATCGCAAGGAAACATTCCTCCGTCCAGATGATCCGCTCCGAGAGAAGTTCACACGACTCACCAAACAGGAGATTCGCAATGGTCTGTTGGATGACCCCAGCAGCATCGGCACACGAGACGGCTGGTCAAAGCGCCTGAAGGAACGCGGCTTCGCGCTTAGGGGGCACCGGCTAGTAGGCTCGCACTCGGTCAATGTGTCCTGTAGTTCGAAAGTGGCACGTACTCGGGACTGATTCGTGACCTCGGGCGGAACCGCTGCGGCATCACCGGTGACCGCGGACGGAACGTCCAGTACGGCGCGATCGGTAATACGCCGGCCAGGCTACCGCCCATCCCCACACCGGCTGCGAGCCAAGACGTGTGCATCGTCAAACCTCAACATACGTCAGGCACCCGGCCACCCCAGTTGCACCCGACAGGTTCAAGTTGATAGGTCGGTTCACCGCTCCCGTCTGGAACCACCCCGTCCGGTTCTCCTGCAGCGCGAACCCGCCCGGCCCCACTGCGCCGGTGTTGTCCAGCTTGATCTTGCGCGTCCCGCCCAGCAGGTTCGCGGTCCCGTCATTGAACACCGCGTCCACCGCTCCCGACGCCGCCAGGAACACGCTCAGCACCCGCAGCGTCTTGCCGCTCACCGCCGCCACGAGCTGATTGTCACCGCTGCTCGCCACGTCGATATTGGCGAACTTCGGGATCAGCGCCGTCGCGCCGTTGTATCGCGTTGATGCATCTGCACCCGCCGACACCAGTCCAATCAGGTTCGTCCCCGCCGGTGTTGCGGCCGCGAGCAGCGTCTCCACTCCATCGAAGTAACCGCTAATCGTGTTCAACTGAGTCGTGACCAGCCGCAGCTTGGCCGACAGACTCCCGGTCCCGCCCTGCGCCGCTGCCGCATCCGCCGCGTCCCCGATCCCACCGGCCGCCGCCGCGAGGTTACCGCCGGATTCGAGGGCGACACCCCCCAGTAGCGTTTCCAATCCGTCGACGTGTCCGCCCAGCGTCGCGAGCAGCGACTCCAGGCCGTCGACGTGACCGATCAGCGCCGTGAGTGCCGCCAGCGCGTCAGCCGAATTGTCCTCCACGACCGGCAGCGAGATTCCGGCATCCCCCACCCGGTTGAACTCGCCCGCGCCGTCCGGCACCGACAGCGTCGACGACGGCATGAACTTGGTCACCGCGCTCTGCGTGAACTCGTCGCCGGCGATCTTGCCGCCGCCAGCGCCTTCGTCCAGTTCCAGCGTCTCGTACGTGTTCGCCACGGCTCATGCTCCGATGTAATATCCGCGCCCACCGCTCCCGGAGGACGCCTGCCGCTGCACCGCTCCCATGTCCGCATACGGGAAGAGTCCCGCCGCCAGCGCCGGGCTGGTCGATTTCAGGCGGTAGTCGTGCGAGCCCGCGTTCTCGTACTCGTCCGCCTGCGGCACGCTGGTGGTGTTGCGCCCGAGACCCGTCGCCGCATCCCAATCGGTCATTCCGTTGATCGCACCCGATGTGTTGCGGTCGAACCGGTTGTACGCCAAGAACGCCGCATTATTGCCGTTGCCGTCGATCCCGTACCCACCGTTGTCGGTGATCAGGTTGTTGAGGATGGCGTGCGTCGTCGTCGAGCTGGCCAGGATGTCGATCCCGTCGCCGCTGTTCCCCACGATCGTGTTGCCGATGATCGTCAGCGTGGAACCCGTGCTGCTCCCATAGATGCCGGCTCCGCCAGCGCCGAAGATCACGCAGCCGATGACCTGACCCCGGCTCGTCAGCCGCACACCGGCGATCGCGCCTGCGCCACGGATGCGGCAGTACAACAACCGGCCGTCGACGCCCACGCTGGCCACGTTCGCCCCGCCGCTGGCCCCCGCGAACGTGAAGTCGCAGTTCTGGAACGTGCGCCGGGTATTGCCGTTGTCAGAGGCGCACGCCGCACCGACCCCCGTCCCGGTGTTCGTGACCACACAGCGGGTCATCACGCTGTCAGTCCCGACATCCGCAATCGGCGCGCTATTGCGGGCAGACGTGACGTTCAGGCAGTCCAGGAGCACGAACGCCGCGGTCTGGTTCCAGTTGTTGAGCCCGAAGTTGATCAGCGGCATGTTCGACGTGTCGATCGGTCCGGTGCCGCCGACCGTCCGACCGAGCCAGCCGTCCCCCGGCGTCGTGTGGTACCCCCGAATCCAGCACGGCGCGGTGGTGGTCCCACCGCCGATGCTTCCCAGGTTGACGCCCAGGGAATGGGTCGCGTCTGCCTTCACGTTGACGCGGAGGCCAGCCGCGCCGCCCGTCCCGAGTGCGGCCAGCGCCGTCGTCATCTCGAACATCGTCCACGCATTGGCCTCGCTGGTGCCGTCATGCGCACCGCCGCCGACCGACGTGACATAGCGCTCGGTGAAGGCCATCGGTCATCCCAGCGGGGCGCGGACGCAGAGTTTTAGGACGATCGGCCACTGGGCGGCGAAGTCCGCCACGTCCTGCACGGTGGCGGTGCCGTCGCGGAACTTCTGCAGTGCGGCCATCGCCGTGTTGATCGCCAGCACATCGGCCGGCGTTGCCAGATGCGGCGGGTGCCCGTCGTGCTCGTCGGTCCAGTCAGGACTGTCCGACAGGTTGGCGTACACGTCGTCCATTGCCGCCCGGTGATCATCCGCCAGCAGCAGGATCGCCCGGGCGCTCTCACACCACGGCCGGATGCGGTCATCCACAAACTGCTGGACCTGTTCGTTCGTCGCTGCCATCGCTGGGTCTCCGGGGGGATTAAGGCATCGTCCGCCGCGTGCACAGGAACAGCCGGCCGCCGGGGCTCACGATGGCCGACTGTGCCTGGGCGTTCAGGCTCTGGTTGGCCGTCAGCGAGTCGCGCCAGAACTGCGTCCCGTCCGACTCATTGATGCAGAAGATGTTTTCGTTTGCCGCGATGTCGATCTTCACGATGTAGGTGGCCGTCACGAGGCAGCTCGTCATCCGCCGCGGCAGGTTGCTGCCGGCGCCGCTCGCCTGCCAGACCTCCGACCCGTTGGCCGGGTCGATCTTCCGCACCGTCTCCGAGAAGTCGTACAGGTAGCTGTTGGCGTAGATCAGTCGCCAACTCGCCCCCTGTGACGTGTCGCGGACCGCGTTCCACTGCTCAGTCGCCAGGTTGGTCGCGTCATACGCCCGATAGCGGTAGGTCGTCGGTCCCGTCGCCGTGGTCGTCGTCCACACTGTCGTGCCGTCCGTTGTCAGCGACGTGAAGATCTCGGTCCCGGTCAGGGTGACCGCGTCCACCGCGCTCAGGTCGGCCGCATTCAGGATCGTCAGCGTGTTCCCGGTCGCACCGGTGAGCAGGTACAGCAGTCCCCCGTGCTCGACCATCGCTCTGACGGCCGTGGAATAACCGGCGGTCTTCGTGGCCGTGGCGTCCAGCACATGGAGGTAGTCGCCGCTGTTCGCCGCTGTGCCTCCGACCACCACCCCACCGTCGCCATCGGCCTTCTCGATCTGCAACAGACCATTGAGCGTCGTGCCGACGTTCCCCTCGTGCGTCTGCGCGCCGGAGTCGGGATCATGCCGGGCGATGTACTGCGTGCCGACCGCACCGGTCCCGCCGACGCGCCAGATGTAACCGTCCGACGCCTCGATGATCAGGTTGTCCATCCCGCGCGTGCCGTTGACACCCCCGTCGGGAGCCGCATGCAGCATCTGCTGATCCGACTCCCAGATCCGCTCCGGCTCATCGTCCTCAGCGTCGACATTCCATTTGATGACGTTGCCGGTGTTGCGGTTGATGTGGCCACCGCCCGTGGAGATCAGGTAACCGTCCGACGACCACAGCAGCTGGCTGTCGAACGTAAAAACCTGCCCCCGCGGCCGACCACGGTCCCACGTCCTGATCACATCCCCGGTGGCGGGGTCGTATTCAGCGATCGTCCAGGGCGCAGTGTCGGCCGACGTCCCCTGCGCAGCGCGGGTGATCACCGGTACCTGCCGCCGGCGCTGGCTGCCCACCCGCGGCGTCCCCAGCGTGCGGCGCGTCGCTTCCTGCGTGCGCTGGAACGCCTGCTCGCTGTCGAACGCATAGACACGCTTCTTCGCCATCACACGATCCCCGGAAACACCGTCAGATCCATTCGCCGCGGCACCTCATAGGTCTTGAAGACCGCCGTCGAGGGGGACGGGTCCTCCAGCTTCTGACCGTTACCGTCCAGCAGTACCGGTGACGACGGGCGGTTGCGGGTGCCGTCCTCGTCCTCGATCAGAATGTCCTTCAGCTCGGTCCCGTCCTTGATCCGGTAGCCCTGATCCAGCATCTCCAGGTCGAACGGGTCGTCATCATCGTCCCGCACCTCGATCGCCAGCGTGACCGTGCGGAACGAGACGTCGTTCTCTTCCTGGCGCTTGCTGATCGAGAGCGCCACCACCCGCGCCCGCTCGGCGGCCACCGGATCACCGTCAATCGTCACCGCAGACACATTGATGGCTCCGGCGTACTGTTTAATGACGGCGGGCACGTCGGCCGAGTTGAATTGGCAGTTGACGTTCCAGCGGACGACGTCCACTTCGGGGGGCGGGTCGTAATAGTCCCCCGCCGAGTTCACGATCGCCTCGCCATTGCGGTCCTTGATGGCGGGCTTCGTGAACAGGTTCGACGACCATTCAAAATCCGGCTCCTTCAGCAGCGGGTTCTCATCTTCGCTGTCATCCGCCGACCATTCGTATTTCGCGGTCACTTCCCAGACGAGCCGCGAGGCATCGATCCGCCGGGCGCTGCGGCCGGTACAGATCGCGGCCGGATCGTCAGGATAGGATGCCCACGGCAGCGGCAACCCCGGCGCGGTCCGGACGGCCAGCGCCGACTCGTTTGGGTCGTCGCTGATGATCCGATACAGCTCCTCATACTCACGGGAGCCGTCCTTCTCATCGGACCACGTCTCGCCGTGCCAGACGCGGGTCACGCTGGTGATCGACATCAGGAGCCCCCCGTCACAATCTCGACCTGGGGGTTGGTCACGAGCTTGCGGAGCTGCTCCGTCGTGCGGCGCTGTTCGGCCAGCATCTCCTTCGTGGTCAGCGCGACTTCCGCGCTGGGGTCGCGCTGCGTGCTGCGCATGGCGGACAGCACGGCTGAGAACGCTTCCGACGAGCCGCGCGTGAGAGCCGCCGGGCCCTTCATGTCGGTCGCGACGCCGGCGCTGTCGATGTCTGTGGGTGTCGTCGACGTGGCAGTCTCACCGTCCGGACCCAGCAGTTCGCCGCGGCGGGTCTGCAAATGGGTCGCCATCCCATCCAGCAGCCGGCCGTTCATGGCGTCGATGCTGGCCGTCAGCTGCTTCTCGGCGTCGGTCGCCACGCGCTCGGGGATCTCCGGCAGGCTGCTGATGGCGCTGACGGCGCCTTCGGTGAGCGGCGTCCAGTCGACGTTGAACCCCTTGCCGGCGATGAAGTCGAGGACGCCCGACCACAGCGCCCGGATGTTGGTTCCCAGGTTGATGAACAGCGTCAGCGCGTAATCCACGGCCGTGAAGAAGATGTTCTGCCAGTTGTCGCCGAACCACGTGAGGACCGCCGGGATCTGGTCGGTGAACATGAAGCTGAGATCGTTCCAGAACCCCAGCGCCCCGAGTTTCACCGTGTCCCATGCCAGCGTGGCGATGTCACCGATGTTGGCGAACGCGAACTCGGCCATGATCGCGGCATCGAGAATGAACCCCGCCACGTCGGAGAACGTGGTCTGCGCCGAACCCAGCAGCCCGCCGAATACCGCCGTCGTGGCAGACCTCACCGCGTTCCAGCCGGAGATGATCACATTACCGGTCTGCTCAATGATCGGTGTGATCTGCGTGAAGGCATCCCGCGTCCACGTACCCAGGGTCTTCACCCCGACGGCGACCTTGTCGATCATCGGTGCGAGTGAGATCGCGATGTCACGGGCCACGCCGGTGAACGCCAGTTTCATGCGGCTGATGGCGTCGTTCGCCTCTTCGACCTTGGCGGCGTCCTCCCGGCTGAACCCCGCCAGGTCCGCGCCCTCGGCCATCATGGCGCGGATGGCGTCCCCGCCTTCAGACAACAGCGGCAGCAGGTCCTGACCGCTCTTACCCAGTGCGTCGAACGCGATCTTGGCCCGGTCGGTCGGGGATTCAGCGGCGGCGATCTTGTCGGCGATCGTCGCCAGTTCGGTTCCGTCGCGGGTGGCCTTCTTCATCGCTTTGCCGAGCAGCTCGGTCGAGACCCCCGACAGTTCGGCCGCATGTTCCAGCCCGACCATCTCTTCGGTCGTCACCCCGAACGAATCGGCCGACTTGGCAATCCGGTCGATTTCGCCGAACGCCGCGCCGACTTCGCCAATGCCCTTCACGGCCGCCAGCACGCCGCCGATGGCCGCGCCGACCGGCGCAGCGATGCCGGCGAGCCCGGCGATCTTGGAACCGAACCCCGTGATCATCCCGGTCGCCGACCCGAGCCCCCTGGAGAGGCCGATCGTGTTCGCCGTAACGGCAACTGCGAGGTTCCCAATGACAGCCACTACCGCACTCCGTTATTCCGTTCGCACTTTGCGTTATGCCGCGCCGCGAACTGGTTCAATCTCCGTTCCAACTGGTCAGCGTCGGGTTTGGGGCTGTGATCCTGCGGGAAGAACTTCTTGAGGTTCACGCGCCGCTTCGACCACGGTGCGAGGTTCGAGGCCGCCATTGCCCGCGTCATGTCCCACTCGTCCCCCCACGGCTCGTGCTTGTAGAGCGCCTGCCACGCCAGGAACTCCCGCCAGTCCATCCGCCGCATGCACTCGACGACGGTCGTCTGCGTCACAGTCCGCGCGATGTGCATCCACATCCTGCGGCGCGGACTGCGGATCAGTTTTTTTCAATGGCCTCCGCCTCTTTCGATTCCAAGCCGTTCTGGACTTTGACGATGCCCCAGATGCGGGTGAGCACAGCGTTGTATTTGGCGGTCAGCTTGGGAGCGTCTTCGGGTTTGAAGAACGGCTGCTCGTCCGGATCACACACGACCCATGTGGCGACCTTGCCCCGCATCCCGCGCAGGCAGAGGTAGTTGCCGGTCGAGAGCGCCTGCTCGGCCAGGAGCTGGATCTCCTCGGCCTGTGCGCCGGTCAGCGGCCGCAACTTGAACGTCCCATCCCACTCGGGGATGTCGATCTGTTCCCACGGCGTCTCCAGCGAGCCGGACAGAACCTCATCGCGCGTCTTCAACTCATCACCTCAGTTGTAGAGAAATTGCGCGCGCAGATCGGCGGCCTGGGCCGAGTCACCGCAGGAGAAGAACACCTTCGCCACGGTCTCGCTGGCCACCGGGTTCGCCGGATCGCGCGTCTCGAACCACAGCTGCGACCGCTCGTTACCGTTCCCCAGCCCGTCGATCGTGGCCGTGATCTCGGCGTCCGAGCCGTCCGCGACGACGATCGTCCCGCGGCGGCTGGCGTAGTATTCGATCGCCACCACGTCATCGCCGACGACCGCCACGGCCTCCTCGTGCGGGACGCACGCTGTAATAGAGGTCAGATTCGCCGGCAGGTCGTCTCCTGCGCCGGCGTCGATCGGCACGCTGTTCGTCGCCACTGTGCCGACGGTCATGCCGCGTCGCGACCCGCCTTCCCAGTACACGTCCAGCCGCACGCCGGTCGTGATCCCGTGCCCACCGGTCATGGTGAGGGTGCCGGTATCCGCATCGGTGCGCGCCGTGAGCTGACCGGTCTTCGCAGGTCCAACGGTCGCCGTCGTGCCGGCCAGGCCGTCGGCGGTGACCGTCGACTGCGAGGCCGCCGAGTTGCCGCCGAGACTGATCGATTCCCGGACCCGCAGTTGATAGGCCATTGGTTACTCCTGATCAGGCTGCGGTGATCGTGATCTTGCCGCTCACACAGAGCGTGGCGGTCGCCGTCATCCGGTCGGCCAGCGGTGCTTCGCCGCCGTAGTTCATGAGCGCACCGCTGAACTCCCACGTCGTCCCCGAGCCGAACGTGATCGTGACGGGCTCGAACGGGTCGTCGATCGGAGGCTCGGCCGACGGATCGAAGTTGAGCTCCACCTCCAGTTCCCCGCTATCGACCAGTTCCGACAGAATGAACTCCCGGCGGTTGTCGGGTGACAGCGTGTGGGACGTGTCGATCTTTTCCCGCGATTGTTCGGGGAGCGTGACGTCGGTGATCTGGGCCAGGAACCCGGACGCGAACGCGATCTGGATGCCGAATCCGGTTGATGCGTTCTCAGGCATGGGTCTTCTCCGTTGCTTCCAGTCGTTCGAGCCGCGTCAGGATGTCGGCCAACAACGTCTGCTGTTCGGGGCGTACCGGTTGGCCGTCGATCTCCAGCAACTCGGCCACGTGGAACGTGACGATCTGCCCGGTCTTGGAGCGGGCCTTGATCTCAATCAGCCGCGCGTCGCTCATGTCAGCACCCTTCGATCAAAACGGTGAAGCATTCGCGGTACTTGAGACCGGCGGATGTTTCGACGTCGTGATGGATGACGTACTTCCCCGGCGCGGCGTCGCTCGGAAGGACGAACCGGATCGATGAAGTCGTCGTCGTGTTGGTCGTCGCGTCGATGATGTCGTCGGCGTCTGGGGGCGAACGCTCGACCTCCGTCGCTGCCGAGGACACGGTCTCTCCGTCGGCCAAGTGCCCGCTCCAGTCGAGCGCAACGGTGAACGCTTCTCCCGGTTGATGAACCAGGAGCCGCGGCAGGATCGGCGAATCGACACACGTGCTCATGGGACAAACGTCGGCACCGGGACGGATTCGTAGTAATGGACGGTCAGCCGCGCCGTGATGGCGGGGCCTCCCGGTTCATCGCCGTGTGCCGGCGCCGCGGTCGCACTCGCGGCCGGAGTGAGCGCCGCGCGGTTGACCTGCGTCCCGTCCCACTCGCCGCGGAACCCGTCGACCTCGTTACGGACCGTTTCGTACACATCGCGGGCGACTTCGATCGTGTTCGCCCGGCAGGTGATCTCAATCTCCGCTTCCACGAGCCCGGATGCACCGAGCGAGTGGTAATGCCGCTCCGCGCCGGTCAGCAGCCGGTACGTGATGAACGGCCGCGTCTCCCCCTGCGGCGCACTCTCGGCGTACACGCGGTCGCCCACCAGCGCCGTGACAGCGGGACACGCAATCAGATGATCTGCCAGAGCGAACTCAATCATCGTCGGGCCAGGAGTGCGGTCTGTTTTTCGATGCCCTGCGCAATGGAGCGCCGGAGGATTGCCTGCGCCTTGCTGCGCGTGGCGTCCACGGCTTCCGTCAGGAACGGCTGGGATTTCGCGCCCGGATGGCGGATCACAAACCCTGCCGGCAGCGTGACGCGCCCGAGTTGCAGCGGTTTGGTGAGCGCAATGCTGTGGGGCTTAGTCCCCTCATGGACCAGGTGGTCGTGGGGAGCCTTGTTCTTCTCGGGGCCGAGGACCACCAGCACCGAACCAGTCCGCGGCGATACCTTCGCTCGGGTCTTCATGATCGACTTGCCGAGGTGCGGACGCGCGCTGCCGTCGGCGGTGAGTCCCGTCCCCTTCGGAGCCAGCTTCCGTGCTGCCTTCACGATCGGCGTCGCGGCCTTTGTTACGGCCGGGCGCAGGACCCGGCGCTGCGCGCGCTCGGGCAGCTGCTTCAGCCGCTTGAGCAGGGGCTTCATGCCGGAGATGCGTGTGGTCGTGAACCGGCTCATGCCGTCACCTCCAGGCACTGCAACTCAATCTCGCGCACGGGGTTCCCAATCCGCAGCGCCCGGACGATGTTCAGGACCCGACATCCCAGCCGCAGCCGCATCCGGGCGGTGATGCATTCGGTCGTCGTGTCGGCGCGGAGCCGGTACAGGCCCGTCACGTCGGCCAGCACCTGCTGCGCGTACATCTGCTCGCGCCCTCCGATCTGCCGCTCCTCAACGCGCCGGTCGCAGTACGTCTCCCAGCTGGCGTCGTCGGCGAGGTTGACCTTGCCGTCGCGGCCTTTGGGCGCAGCGGCGCTGACGCGCTCGATTCGGGCCGGGGTCCGGTATCTGCCTGCTCCGTCGTTCATTGCGTTACAGCCATTCGGTGACTCGCGGGTCGTACACGCGATACGGGGCGATCAACGCATCGAACCCCAGCGGCACGGACGTCATCGTGCGCCCCGCCGCGCTCTCCCGCTGTTCGTACCAGTAGGCCACCAGCATCAGGATTGCGTGTGTCAGCGGTTCGGGGACGTCCTCCGGCGTTCCGTAACCCGCAATGAACGTGACCGTCACGTCGTCGATGTGGCCGCGTGTGGCAGGCCAGGACGTGCCCGCTGCCGGGACGATCCGTCCCGGCGTCGAATGCGAGTCCACCGTGTATGCCGCCGGTTCGAGCGTCTGCAGGTTCCCCTGCGCATCGGCGTATTCCAGCGACACCACCGACTGCAGCGGCGGGCGCGGCACATACAGCGCACCGCACAGCCGGTCGAGCCGCCATTCGTAGGTCGCCGTGATCAGCTGTCTCCACGTCACCTGCTCCACATGCATCCGCGCGGCCGTGATCAGCCGCAGCAGCAGTCCGTCGTCCTCGTCATGTGCAACGACCGCCTGCTCCCGGACGAGTCCGACCGCCACCGGCTCAACCTGCGGCGGCGTCACCAGCGTCAGGCTCATCGGCGGCGCCTTTGGGTTTACGCTTCCCGTCGTCGATCACCGCCACACGGCGGCGGACGAAGTGCTGTGCAGAAGCGTCGGACAGGGAATAGGTCTTCCCCTCCTCGTAGACCTGCTGCTCGTCGTCCTTGACCTGATACGTGCGGGTGAACCGGACTTTGACGGTGTCTGCCATGTGCGGCCTTTAGGCGATGGTCGTGGCGGGGGTCAGGTCCTTGTACGCGAACCGGCCGCCAGTCAGTTCGTAGAACACCACGCACTCGCCGCCGGCATTGCTCATCGTCAGCCGACCGGCCACGTATCGCAGTGCCTTGTCGTTCACCGACCCCAGGTGCGCGATCTCCTCAGACGTGCACTCCAGCCACGCCTGGTCCTCGACCGCGTCGGCCGCGATCGTCCCGCTGTCCTTCACGACGACGGGGCTGGCCATCGTGGCCGCTTCGGCGGCGACGATCTCCAGCTTGGTCAGCGCACCCGTCGCCGGCACGGTCACCATCGCCCCGCAGGCGAATCGGCTGAACAGACTCATGTCGGCCACCCGCAGCGTCGTCCCGCCGTCGGGACTGACGATGATCGCCGTGGTCGCCCCCGGATCGTGGTCGTACAGCTTCAGTTTCTGGTTCGCGAACAGGTGCTGCGTCGCAATGTCACTCGCCATGAGTGTCTCTCCCGAAATGTAAAAACCGTCAGATGCGGTGGGGGCGTTTAACCTTGGTCAGGCGCGTTCCTGGAGCACGACGATCGGCGAGAGCGTCTCGCTGCTCTCCTTGGGGGTCAGCGGCGAGCGCCACCACGGCTGGCCGTCGTTCTCCAGCCAGAACTTGAACGTCCGCTCGTGGTTCAGGAACCGCACGTGCACCGACTCGGCGCGCCGCGGGTTGGGGCTCCCCAGCGTTCCCCACAGGTACTGGCTCCAGACGGCGAGGATCAGATCGCCTTCGTCCCCCAGCGTCTTGGCGTACTCGGTGAAGAAGATCGGTCGCCCGAGCAGCGTGTCGGGGACGTCGATGCCCCGCGACGGGTTGAACAGGAACACGTCGTCGTTGGTGCCGCTGACATGCGCCTTGAGCAGGTGCTCGTAGGTGTCGTGGTTAGCCACCCAGATCGCCTGTCCGTACCGCCAGCAGCGCTTGCGCATCTTGACGATGTTGGTGCCGTTGATCGTGTCGGCCGTCTGGCTCCCCTCCTTGGCCACCGCGATCTTGCAGGGGCTGTTGAGGATTCCCAGCGGCTCGCCGTTCCCGGTCCCCGCGATCCGCTCGGCCAGCGCCTTGCTGCCGAACTCGTCCTTGAACCCCGCATCCAGCAGGGCGGCGAACGAGATGGGGGAGCGCTCCAGCACCTGTTCGCTGGCATATGCCAGACCGAACAGGCCGGTCGCCTCCAGCTTGATCTGCTCGTATTCCTGCCGGGAGGAACCGGGCTGCTGCGTCTCGGCGCGGCGGCTGACGGTCAGGCCGCCGCTGACGGTGGTGGAGTGGTTCTTGTCCACGCGGGCGTTGGTCTTCACCACCTGCGTGGTCATCGGCACCTGGGTGATCCGGTCGGCCGTGGGATCGACCTCCGGATCGACCGTCAGCACCTGCGGAGCCATCCCTTCGGGGACGAAGAACCCGCCGTGCGGATCGGAATAGCCCCCCTGTTCGTCGGACCCCGCAGCCGCCAGGAACCGCAACTGCGGGGTCGTGTCGCCCCCCTGTCCGGCTTCGATCACGTCCAGCAGAAAGTCCCGCGGGCGTTCGTAGCCGCACATCGGGTCGTCCTGCCAGGCGTCGTGCACGCGACCGATTCGGGCTGCGGCTTCCTCGCGGGTGTCGCGGTTGAGATCCCGGATCGGCTGCTGGGACGCCTGGGCATTGAGGAACGTCTGCTCGCGCTGCACGCGCTTGTCGAGCGCCGGGAGCTGGGCTTCCAGTTCCTGGTAGTCCTTTTCCTCGTCGGCCGTGAGGTCACGGTTGTCGGCGTCGGCCGCGTTGAGCAGCGACTCCATGCGGGCGACGAGGTCAGACTTCTCCTGCTGGAGGGCCTTGAGACGCTTGCTGGGTCCCATTGCTGAAATCTCCGAGGGCAAACGAAAAAACGCGGGCGAAGACTGAGAAGGCTGCTGGAGCCTTCCGAGTCCTCGCCCGCGTTGCGTGGCAAGTGACTGGTGTCAGGTGTACCGTATTACGCTGGCGACCGGCCGCGATGCGTGCCGGAGGTCAACACTCAAATCGTATCCCGCGCGGACTGGCTGTCAAGACGAGACGCCTCGCTACTCCGTGGGGATTCAGGATCGCAGCGGACTGGCTCCATCATGTTCAGAACCGTTGGCATCGCGTTGGTCACTGCCTTGGTGTTGACGTCGGGTTGTGAATCGTCCAGCACCACGGAAGAAGCGGACAAAACAACGATCCAGTGGCAAGGCTTGGATTCAAACTATCAGGGCACAACAGAGGTTGCGCCGGATGGAACTACCACGCAGAAATGAGCGCCATATGATCGACCTGCTGTCGAAGTCGTTCAAGTTTATCGCGACAGGGGTCTGCGTCGTTCTGGTTGTGGGATTCTCGGCATTCGTTGGTGCACGACTTGGCGGGGCCGGACCCGGCGTGGCAGTGCGCTCTGTCGGCCCGACTGTAACGCAATTGGAAAGTCTTGGAGAACTTGCAACGACGCGAGTTCACGTCACCGATGTGCTGACAGCAGACGGCGATGGATATCGTGGATCATGGCTAATCAAGGGTGATGCAGTGTTGTCCTGCGATTTGTCCAAGGCAACAATCGTGAAGAGTGATGAAGAAACAAGAACTGCCACGATTCGGCTACCTCGAATGCGGGTAACGTCGCCACGCCTCGATCATGACAAGACCAAAACATGGAGTGTGGAGAAGGCAACGTGGCTACCGTGGAAATGGGGTGACGAAGACCGCTTCAGGGACAGCGCAATGCACCATGCTCAGCGACTCGTCGAAACTGCGGCTGGCTCTGAAGCGAATCTGGTCCCTGCCAGGATTCAAGCCGAGCACCTCATCCGTAAATCGTACGAATTGGTTGGCTGGCACGTCTCAGTTGAGTGGCAATAGGGCTGCCGGATGGTCTAGGCACGCGAAGGCCAATGACAGTGCAATTCGACGATCAACTACTGGACGAGTTCGTACAGACCTTTTATGGCTACGGCAGGCACTGCGGTAAGCGCTGGTTCATCGGCATGAAGGAAGGCGGCGGCCACTCATTCGCGGAGGTCGCCAAGCGGCTCAATGCTTGGGCTGACAGGGGCAAGTGTGAACTCGAAGATCTGGCAGAGTATCACAGAGCCATCGGGAAACCGCATTGGTTCACCGACCCTCCGAAACTCCAGCCCACATGGAGCAAGTTGATCAGAATCCTCCTGAGCAGCGACGCCCAGATTCCAACCACCGAGCAAGTGCGCAAGTATCAACGAGATTCATGGGGACGGCTTGACGGGGACACTTGCCTGCTGGATTTGCTGCCGCCCCTGCCCGATCTGGCCAATCGAGAAGGCTACGAGCAGTGTCGCGCACGGCGTATCGCGCATTTGCGAAGGCAGATCAGGGAATTCACGCCCAAAGTAGTGGTGTTCTACAGTTTTGGATATCGGGATGACTGGCAGGCCATCGCGGAGGTTGGTTTGTCACAAGATGCCGATGGCATCTACGTTGGCCGCAATGATTCAACCCTCTTCGTCATGACAAAGCATCCAACCACCCCGGGTGTAACGAACGACTACTTCCATCAAGTTGGCAGATTGATTGCCAGGATACTGGGCGAGCACTGAGTGTGGGTAGAAAAGGCGCTGCCCGGCCCGCATTCGGGTTATTGCGACCGTTACCTGCTCAGCATCGACACTCTTCGGCGGCGAATAGCCACCCGATCCCGCGCCGACGCCCGACCGATAACCTCCTGGATCGCATCCGGCAGCGTTCCCACCCGGTCCCCCATCCCGCGCCGTACCGCGTCCTGCGCCCCGACGATCCGCCCCTGGCCGAACTCTGATTCGACGCGCTCCACCGTTGTCGAGCGGTTCCGCGCGACCGACTCCACAAACATCCGGTAGTAGCGGTCGACGTGCCGCTGCATCTCGGCCTGCGACTCCTTGTCGAGCGGCGCGTCAGCGTTCCCCTCGACCTTGTACTTGCCGGCGTGAATGTACGTGACTCCCAGCCCCTGCTGCTCGTTCCAGCGGCTCCAGTCCACATGCATCGACAGCACCCCGATGCTCCCGACCATCCCCGTCGGCGTCACCCATAGCTCATCCGCCGCTGAGGCGATGTAGTACCCGGCGCTGTACGCCTCCGAGTTGGCGATCGCCACGATCGGCTTCCTCCCCCGCGCCTCGAAGATCTTCTGCGACAGCTCGTGCACCCCGAACACGCTGCCGCCGGGAGAATCGACATCCATCAGAATCGCGCCGACGTCCGGATCGCTCACCGCCTGGTCGAACTCGCGTCCGAACTCATCGGTGGAAACACCCCCGCTGCCCGTCATCAGTCCCACCCGCTGGCTGATCGTGCCGTGCAGCCCCATCACGTGGATGCGTCCCTGTCGGCCGAGGTGCGCTGTGCGCCGGGCTTCCAGCGCCGCCCAGCGGTCCGCCCCGAGCGCCGACTCCGGCGTCATCCCGCGCGACCGGGCTTCCACCACTCCGATGATCTCTTCGAGCTTCGGCTGGTGGATCGCCCACACCGTCTGCTCGATCGATTTGACGATCTGCTCGTATCTCATGCGGTCAGCCCTTTCAATTTCCGGACGTAGCGGGCGCAAAGCGCACCGTCCGCCCACTGCTCAACGACGCGTTCCGGGTCGCAGCCCAACAGCTCGCGGATGTTCTCGGTCGTGACTTCTTCGACCCATGCGGCACGATCCATGTCGCGCGCTTCAATCGCATCGCACAGCGGTCCGATCTCGCGATCGATGTAGCCGGCGTGGTCCTGATAGAACTCGCCGACCTTCTCATTGAACAGCTGCCGGTCCTTATGGATGTGCTTCACGCGGGGCGACACCCAATCCAACTCACGTTTCGAGATGCGTCGGGCCGCGCCTTCGCAGAGAGCGCCGTACAGGCGCGCCGCCCGCGAGTCATCCTCGGCATCGGAAACTGATTCCGCTCCCTGCGGCACAGTGATCGGGTTACGGAACTCGTCGCCGCCAGGGACCGGGTTGCGGTTCTCCATCTCTCGCACCTCATTCCGTGAGAAGATCTCGTTCTGAATCGCCATCGCATATCCGCTCATCCGGCTGTTGAAGTCACCCCGCAGCAGCGCATCGACCAGGAACTCGGCGAACAGCTTGCGGTGGTTGATGATCAGGTCGCGCTTGATCGCCTTTTCGTACCGCACCAGCCACGGCCGGATCGTATGGACCACGAAGTCGATCCCCTGGTGCTCGATATTGCTGAACGTCGCCTTGTCCAGGTCCTGGATCATGTGCGGCGGCACCCGGAAGATGCGGGCGATCTCGGCGATCTGGAACTTGCGCGTTTCGAGGAACTGAGCGTCGCGGTTCGACAGCGACACCTGCGACCACTTCATCCCCTCCTCGAGGATCATCGTGCGGTAAGCGTTGTTGGTTCCCGCATGCTCCTGCTGGGCGCGCTTCAGTCGCCCATAGGCGTCGTCGGACAGCTTCTGCGGGTGTTCGAGGACGCCGCTGGGCCGCACCCCCTGCCGGAACAGCTTCGCGCCGGAGTCCTCGGCCGACATCGCGAGGCCGATGGCGTTGCGCAGATGCGCGATCGGCGACAGGCCGAGAATTCCGTCCGAACTCAGCCCCCGGACGTGGAACACGTCGTTCGTCATCAGGACCCGTTCGCGGGTGCGGCGCTCGGGATCGCTGATCGTGTACCGCAGCGTGTTGTTCGGCATCCGGTCGATTGCGGTGATCCGGTCGGGATGGAGCGGCACCAGTTCCGAGATCGGACCGTTCGGTCCGGGAATGATCTCGTGGATGGCGTTCCCGCGCAGGCAGAGGTGGTACATCCCCTGCTCGAAGAACTCGACGTTCGTCTGCCACGTGTTGGGAAAGTCGCCGAGCAGTTCCGCCAATGCGCCCCCCGCGCGCTTCTTGCCCCCGTCCGGCAGCCGCTCGTACAGGTGGCATGGCAGCGAGGCGACCGTCTCGGCCAGGACGCGCACGCACGCATACACCGCCGCCACGCGCAGCGCGCTGTCAGGCGTGACGACCGGACCCGACGACGAGACCCCGCCGCCGCTCAGGTTCGTGTACCAGAACGGGTCAGTGGGGTCCGGCAGCGCCGGGCCTTCAGCGCGGATTCCGAGTAACTGTCCGATCACTTCTCACGGCTCCATAGACGGACATCGACAGCAGCAGCGCCCCACATACGATCAGCGCCCACGGCACGCTCAAAAACGCGGTCCCGGTCACAAGGCACGCCAGCCCGCACCAGCCAGCGGCGTCGCGGACCTGTTGTGTGGTCCACCTCGCGCGCTCCTGCGGACTCTCCTCGCGGTCATCGTTCATAGAAACAGCATCTCCCGCTCTTCGTACACGCTTCGCTGCGGCCGGAACTGCGGGTTCCGCGCCACGGCGAACGCCACCACGCTCCCGATCACGGCATCGATCTTCTTCGTGTCCTTCTTCTTGGGTTTAGCCAGCAGCGTCCGGTCCCCGCGGTCGAACGACTGCACGTTGCCGAACATCCAGTCCAACACCTCGTGGCCGGGATGCTTCACCCGCCCGTCTCGGACGAATGCTTCGAACTCGTCGACTGCCGACGCCATCAGCCCCGACGTGGTCCCCACTGGGATGCGCTGCACGCCGTAGCCTTCGGACAGTCGTTCTCCGGAGCGACCGGTCGCACCCTGTTCGATCAGCTGCGTGAGTTCCTCGGCGCGGTGCGGGTCGTACGCCAGCGCCAGCACGTTGCAGTGGCTGTGGATCTGGCCGAACGTGGAATACTCGAACCCGATGTCGATCACGTCGCCGGGACTCGGCAGCAGCAGCCCCTGCTTGACCCAATCGGCGAACGGCGCATCGTTCTCATGCTCGCGGAGGTACTGCTCGGGCGCGATGATCCACGGCCACAGCCGGAACGACTCCAGCCCGCTGCCGCTCCACTCGGGGAACAGCGCCACGAATGCACTGAAGTCGCAGCTGCGGGCCTTGTCGAACCCCACGACGCACGGCTCCCCCTTGAGATCGTCGAGCGTGAACGTATCCCGGCAGCCCGCCCACGCCCCCGGCGGCAACCAGGGGTTCACCGCCTGCTGCCACACGTTGAGCCGGTACATCAGGAAGTCGAGCGTGTCGCCGACGGACTTCTGTGACTCGTTCCAGTCGGCCAGCAACTCGTCTTCAGCGATCAGTCTGCCCCATGCCGGGTTGGCCAGCTTGCCGAGGCGGATCACCTCGGCATCGTTGTCGACCAGCTGTTCGGGCTTCGTGTCCTGCGGGGCGCAATAGCCGAGGAACAGGAACTGGTCGTTCTGGCGTTTGCCCTCGGCGACCTCCTGGCCGTAGTCGAACTGCTCCCGGCCGTAGCCGTCGGGGTTATTGCCGGCGGTGGAGAACTCCAGATGGAGCGGCTCGGCGCGGCTGATACCCGAACGCTTCATCCGTCGCATGTAGGCCCGGTCGACGATGTGCGTCTCGTCGGTGAGCAGCGAGCCGTTGAACCCCTCCTTCGATTCCTGGGAGCGCTTGTTGGTGGAGGACAGGGGTTTCATGATCGACCGCGTCGGGACGTGCGCGATCGAGTATTCGGCCATGTTGATCTTGCAGCAGGCCGACAGCTCAGGCGATGCCTGCACCATCTCGATGGCGTGCTTGCCGGCGATGTCGCGGGCCTGCGTCCCGTCTTTGGCGCAGATCCCGACCTTCTGACCTTGTTCGCCGTCGCCACAGAGCAGGTAGAGACCGACGGCTGCCAGGGTCGGGCTCTTCCCGTTCTTCTTCGGCACCCAGATCGAGCCGCGGCGGAACCGTCGCACAGGCCGATCCCAGCGTTTTGACTGCCGCTGCCAGCCGAACAGCCGCATCAGGCATTCGTACTGCCAGTCGCAGGGGACGCCACGCCGGACTCCATCGATGTAATGCTCGTGCCGCTCCAGCGCCAGCTGCTCGTCGAACTCGTCGGGGATTGGCCAAGCGTCGTGCGCATCGTCATGGCGCCCGCGCAGCCGCAGCGGTTCTCCCGCCCATTCGCCTTCGTACAGGTTGCAATAGCGCTCGATCCACCACACCACGTACGCACCGGCGCGTGGCTCGAACCAGCAGCCGTTGCGCACGGCCAGCTCGTCCGAGGCGTCCCGCAGCCAGGCGGTGGTGATGGGGTCGCGTTTCATGCTCTCTGCCGTGCGGCCACGGGTTTCTCGGGGCTGGGGATGACGTTCAGGGATGCGCGCGCCGCCGGGGTCAGACCGAACTGCCCTTCGATCCGCCGCAGCTCGCACGCGAGCCGATGCGACTCGGACCAGGCGTTGCGGATCACCGGCCGCATGCCGTCGTTGGTGAGGCCGCCGATCAAGAGTTCGTCGGCGGCGAACTTGCTGATGATGCGTTCGCACTGCCGCCAGCGGACGAGGTAGCGGCAGTAGCGTTCGAGCTGCGCGCCGTCGGCCACGGTCAGCACCCGCATCGATTCGAGCAGTTCGACCACGCGGTCCCATGCGGCGCGTTCGTCGCTGCTGAGCCACTCGGGGCATTCGGGTCGGTCGCGCTTCGGTTCCGGTTCATCGCCGCGCGCGGCGGCGCGCCAGCTCCCCCGGAACTTCAGCACGCTGGTCGGTGTGCGCGGTGGGCCACGTTTCCCCATTACGGCGACCTCCCGAAAACAGCCGGAATCCAGCCGGAACTGAGTGGATGCGTCCCGCCCGTCGAGGTAACTGCTGTGTCCGTCGCGGGGGTCATCCCGACCGCCGGACACCAACCCGAAGGGATACGCAGATGTCCAAGAAGACCACGACCAAGAAGACCGCTGCCAAGACCACCAAGACGGCGAAGGCCACGCCGAAGAAGGCGACCAAGACCCCCGCCAAGAAGCGCGAGGGGAAGCTGAGCGCGCTCGACGCCGCGGCCCAGGTGCTGGCGGGTTCGAAGGAGCCGCTGAACACCAAAGCGATGATCGAGCAGATGGCGGCGCAGGGGTTGTGGACCAGCCCCGGCGGCAAGACGCCCCACGCCACGCTGTACAGCGCCATCCTGCGGGAGATCAACGAGAAGGGCGCGGACGCCCGGTTCGTGAAGACCGACCGCGGCCAGTTCACCATCCGCAAGTAGGGAGCCGGAACCATGCAATCTGTCGCAGACTCCATCCGCACGGTGACGGCCATTGCGCAGCAGCGGTTCGACGACGGGGAACGGTCCGCCGCCATCGACCTGCACGACGTCGTTGAGCTCCTGCTGGCGATCGCCGACGAACTCGACGCCGCCGGCGAGTCGGACCTCTTGGCCGCGGCGAAGGCGCTCCTCGAGGCGCGGGACGACCAGATGGTCACCAGCGCCGAATGGGACCGCCTCCGCAAGGCGGTCGACGCCGCCGGGTAGCACTTCCCTACGCCCTGACGCCCCACGTTCCAAACGTCGGGGCGTTCTCTCGTTGGTGGGGGCGACGTCCGCCGTCTCCGTACCGGCCGCGACGTGGGCGATCGTGGGCGAAACGGCGCGGGGCTGGGCCCCGTCCTCGGGGGCGAGGTAGCGGACGGTTTTGCCGAGCGCACGGGCGAGGCGGACTTCCTCCCGGACGCCGACGCTGCGGTCCCACCCCTCCAACATGAGGACGACGACGTCGTCACAGAACAGCAGAAGGTCCCCGTCGACACGCTGCCAGAACGCCCAGTCGGTCGGCAGCCCGTATGCGACGAGCAGATGGCTGTGGACGATCGGGCTGAACACCGTCTGGCCGGCACGGAGCATCGCTGCCGCGACTGCGCACGCCGCCTCAAACCGCTGCTCACGCACAGCCGGGTCGGGATGGGAATATGGGCTGGCAAGATAGATCATGTGTTCGCCTCCGCAGCAGGAACTCGTTTCGCCTTTTTGCCGGTCAGGTTCTCCCATCGCTGCACTATGACATCGCAGTACGGCGGATCGAGTTCCATCAGGAAGGCATTCCGTCCCGTCTGCTCGCACGCGATCAGCGTGCTGCCGCTGCCGCCGAACAGGTCCAGGACGTTCTCGCCCTCGCGGCTGCTGTACTGAATCGCCCGCGCCGCCAGCTCGACCGGCTTCTCAGTCAGGTGCACCATCGACTGCGGGTTCACCTTCTTCAGGTGCCACAGGTCGGTCGCATTATTGGGGCCGAAGAACTGGTGCGCAGAGCCTTCCTTCCAGCAGTAGAAGCACCACTCGTGCGCTCCCATGAAGTCCTTGCGGGTCAGCACGGGATGCTGCTTGTCCCAGATGATGGCCTGCGAGAAGTACAGACCATGCTTCTTCAGGAACGGCGGGTAGTTCGCGCAGTTCGCATACCCGCCCCAGCAGTACAGCGCCCGGCCGGGTTTCAGGACGCGGGCAATGTTCCCGAACCAGGCGTCGAGCAGACGATCGAACTCCTCGTCCGTCACGAAGTCGTTGGCGAGCGGACGGTCCTTGGCGCGGAGCTTTCGGCCGGTGGGCTTCGCCTTACCGGGGTGCCGCGCGACGTCCAGCCCCTGGTGATGCGTGGTCCCTTGGAACGATGACAGCCCCGCAGCGATGGCATTGTTCGAACGCGGTTCCACCTTCACGTTGTACGGCGGGTCGGTGTTGCAGAGATGAATCTCGGCCCCGTCCAGCAGCCGGTCCACGTGTTCGGGGTTCGCGCTGTCGCCGCACAGCAGCCGGTGAGCGCCCATGACGATCAGGTCGCCGGGCTTGGTGATCGCCTCGTCCGGGGGTTCGGGGATCTGGTCTTCCACGATCTCCTGCAGTTGGGCATACGCGCACCCCGCCTCCCGCGCCAGCCCGTCGATCATCTTCTGGACGGCTTCGCTGTCGGTCTCGAACTCCTTGAGCAGTTCGTCCAGTTTGCCGGCGTCGGCTCCGGCCAGCGCCGCCAGCGGATCGAGCGTGGTCAGGATCTTCCGGGCTTCGGTCTCATCCACGTCCAGGACGAGGACCGGGACCTCGATCTCTGGTGTGGTCTCCGCACGCAGGTGGCCGTCGATCAACTCCAGCCCGCCGTCCTCCAGTTCCCGCGCAATCAGGGCATCGCAGTACCCGATTTCAGCCAGAAGCCCCCGCAGCGCATCACTTTGCGCCGCGGGGTGCGTGCGCCAGTTGGCCGGGCTGGGGCGCAGTTCCGACGCCCGGACGCGGCGCAGGCCAATGATGCGGTCTCGAATCATCATGGGAAAAAACACCCAAAACCGGGGGCAAAATCTCTGACGCTACGCGGATGGTGTACGAGGGCCGAACCGTAGAGATTCAGCCCCCCTGGGTCTGCTGCTGCCGAGTCTTTCTTGCATGGCAGCGGTCGCACAGCGCCTGCCAGTTGGATTCGGTCCAGAACAACTGCTCGTCTCCGTTGTGCGGGATGATGTGATCGGTCTGAGTCGAGCGCCGCAGTCGGTTGTGCTTCCGGCATTCGGCGCACCACACGTTCTCGCGACGGGTGCGGAACGCACGTGACGCTGCCTTCCAGCGGCGGTTGTTGTACGCGCTGGGCGCAGGCCGCAGGCTCGGGCGCTGATGCGGGTGTCGTGGTGCGGTGGCGGCGATGGCCATTTCGTGCTGGTCCAAAAAGAAAACGCGGTCCCGCCCACGCTTGGTGAGCTGGACCGCGCTTGCGGTCGATTCCTCGCGGCACTTGCCGCTGTATTACGGTTCAAGTATCGCTTATGGAGCGAGCGCCATCAATGCGAAATTCAGCAGAGGCGGACAACCTGTGCCTGATTGCGAAGGCTGATTTACAAGAACGGTTTCAGTAAATACTGTTTCGCGGTACTGCGTTCGCGAGCGATACATTACACGTTGGCGTCTTAAACGACTCGGGACGACAATCGTGCCGCAACCTTCTAACGACCCGACACCGGGCGTGCATAGTTCTGTCCTCTGCGGGAGATGCAATGACCATCACGATCGGGCTGCTCGCTCATGAAGGTTTAGTTCTCGGTTCCGATTCGACCACCACCATCTCTGTGCCGAGACAGGAGAAGGAAGGCGGTCGCGAGAAGGTTCAGCTTTTCAACTCTGCGCAGAAAATCTTCGAGGTCGGGCAGCCGACTTGCCAGACTTTCAGGCCGGGGGACACGTTCTCCGGTGGAATCGCAACATGCGGAGACGGCTCATTTGGACCGATCAGTTGGCGCGATCTCGTGAATGAGTTCTATTGCCAGACGCATGCCACAATGCGACACGACGACGATTTAGGATCAAAGTTCTTGGAGTTCTGTAAGGCAACTTGGTCGGAGCTACAGGCAACTGCAGCTGTCGCGAAGGAGGCACCACTGCCATTTGCCGGTTGCTTCATCGGCGGAGTTCCAAGAGGTGGCAAACGGGTTCAATGTACAGTCGTTGAGTTGCCCTCCTGCAATATGGTGCGGCTCCGCAGGGGAGACATGAGATTCGGGGGAGCCGTGGACACGATCCATCGGATTACAGATGGATGCGATCCCAAAATCAAGAACGCCCTCATCTCCGAGGGCGTGAACGCCGATTTGATCGACAAATGCATCAAGAAATGCGCCGTTCCAGTGCACGAAGCCCATATGCCGCTTAGGGATGCGATTGACTACGTGCACTACCTGATCTATTCTGCCATCAAGCTGCATCGGTACAGCGTCGGAATGCCCGATGTGGGCGGGCCCATCGAGATTGCGGCCATCACCGCAGATCGAGGATTCAGATGGATTGTGCACAAACCTCTGGACGAGTCGATCGGGATCACGCGGTTGCAGCATTTAGCCTAGAGCACTCAGAGCCCTTGGTCTTCTCTTCGCGAAGTGCGCCCACCGAGTTCGACAGGTCGTGCATTTCTGAGACCGTGATCCGCTTCTTGAACGGACCGGATGCCGGTCTGATCGATGTGGAATCCGCTCGGCGGGACGCACCGTGGCTGGTTGGCGCAACGGACGCAATCACCTCCGCGCCGATTACGACCCGCGATTGATTCAGGCTCGCTCATTTCCCCCGCGGCCGTCAGCAGTTCTTGAAGCTACGCGACGCAGAGGCGGACTCGAACGCAATCGGATTCGCGTGCTACACCTGAAATGGGCGACATCGCCCGCCCTGGCTGACGTCAGCAAAGGTCCCCTTTGCTGCGCCTGCAGCGAAACCGGCAAGTTTTGGCCAGTGACGAACGAGCCACTCGGCCTGCTTCCAGAATCCGAGTTTAGACCAGAAGGGGCCGAGGAATAGCACGGTCAGCCCGGCGCTCTTGAGCGCCCGTAACTCCTGGGGACGGCGCAGCATTCCGCGATCCCCCGTCAAAAGCACCATATCTCGGCCAGCGATTGCCGCCAGATACTGCTCGTCCGTGACATTGGTCGGGAACTCATCCCGAAGCGCCATCACATCGCAGTCGAGCGCGTGCAGCATCTTCGCAAGCTTGTGCGAGATGTTGTTGTCGACGAAGAACTTCAAGTGGCTAGAGACCTGTCGAAGCGTACTGCTGCCTCAACGGCCTCCAACGGGATGTCCAGCCACTTGGCGACGAGCGTTGCGTCCTGCCCGCCATCGGCACGAAGCGCCGTGAGAATTGCGTCTGTGGGAACGCCGGTCTCAGAATCAATTGGCTGACCGAAGCGTCTTGCAGGGTCGAGAACAACCCGACCAGCAGGTTCGAGCGGCCAGAACCGCACCGCGCCCCCACCTCCCCGATATTCGACCTTACGAAAGAACGGTCGAATGATGTTGCCGAAAACCAGCTGCCCCCGCTTCAAGTCCTCCACGAGTTCGGTGTCCGACTCTTCATCGATCGCCGTGGAGAAGATCGTCTTTCCGTCAGTGTCGAATCGCTTGACCGCAAACGGATGCGCGGTTCGGAACCTCTTTGCGGCATTCCTTGCGGCGCGTCTGATCGTTTGGAGTGAGACGCCTTCCGAGCGAAAGAGTTTGACGAAATGTAGTTCGAGCAGTTCCGTGAACGTGACAAATCCCTCACGTGGGAACTGGGGCGTGACGATTGCCGGGAACCCTTCCTGCTCGCCAATCCAGCGACGGATCTTCGACGCTCGCACGCCCACTAAATGGGCTGCTTGTGGAATGGGATAGATTCCGACCCCGAGATATCCGGTTGTCTTCTTCTTCCTCGGCATGGTTGATCTGCGCCAATCAGGCGCTAGGAATTCGTCGCAAAAGAACTGCGGCGACGAGTGAGACCGTCGAAGCGGAGACTCCCTTCGCGCTGCGATCTCTCCCCGCGCGTGGACGATGCCACCGTACCAGAAGCAGGGAGGTGGCGATAGCGAGATTCGAGGCACCCCCACGATCAAAGCCGCCACACGCTTCCGCCGGGGGCAGGCTTGTCGGCGTCCCTCGAAACGGTGGCTGCGCAACGACCGTATCGCCGCCGGAATCGTCGATGCAGCCTGATGTACGGATGCGTCACCTAATCGAGTGGGTAGACCATCGGCGGACTTCGCGGGTCGCGCGGCTGGATTCGGAGCTGTACCCGCCGATGCTTGGCGGACTCCGCAGTGATCAGCGTGTCGTCGACGACAATTGTCTCGCCCTCCCGCATGGTGCGAACGACGTCACCCGGCTGGCTCTTCTTCGGCTTCTTCATTTTCGGCTCCAATGGGTTTTTCCTGCGCGCATGGCCTCCCTGCCCCCGGTCCCTTCGCTTCCGTTCACCACCCCGAATGCTCCTGCCCAGCGCTCGGCAGCGATCGGAGGTAGCGGTAGACGGTCGCTGATTTTCCGCGCACCGGCTCCTCCACCTTCCGTATCACGCGACTGCCGATCAGTGCGTTGAGGTAACTGTTTGCCGTCGGCTGGCTGATTCCCAGCACCCGCGCCAACGCCCGGTTCGACAGCCAGAAGTCACCTCTGCGACGCAGTGCCAGCTCGCGGCAGATCGCCGCCACGAGGCCACAGATATGAGTCCCGAACTCGGATCGCAATTCTTCTGGACAACCGGCCCGACGCGCCAGATCGATGATTTCGTTCAATTCTGCTCCTCCCCCAAAGGGAATCGCGCGTTCCCATGCCCGCGAGAATGCGCCCCACGTCTCAAACCAGTCCTTCGTCCGAATCTTCGGCAGCGCCAGTTGCCACCAGTGATGCACGATGGGCTTCAACAGGTCAGCACGTAGCGCCCTGGCCTCGGGTAGCGCTTTCAACTGACGTGCCAGGTCCCATAGGCGTTGTTCCCGCATGCCTGGTCCGGTCGGAACCGTCCAGCCCAGCAGGTCGTTGAACGCTCGTTCGACCAGATTGCCGCCGGCGTCGAACAGAGGCGAAACAGGCGTCACGGCGACGTCGATTTCGACTCGTGTTGTGTCGACAGGCTGCCTCACAGGCAAACCGGACAGAATCTCTCCGAGACTACGACTGCTGTTGTCTCTTACGTCCATTACGGAACCGGACCCGGAGACCCCTGAAAGGTCTCCGGACCGGTCCGACGACGCTCCACTACTGCTCGGCGTGTTCGCGTTTCTTGGTCCTGTATGGTCTGCTTGGTATGTGATAAATGGCCGTGCGCGCGCACGCGAAAAAGTCGTTTTGGCGTCGGGAGGGATCAGGCCGATTTCCGCGACGTTGTACACCGTCGGAATGCCGTGCCACGGCTCAATGATCCACTCATAGGTTGCCCCAGACGGGTGTGTCGTCGGCGGCAACGCGGTCAGATGCAGTACTCGTATTTCGCCATCGTCGAAGTGGCCCACGTGCCTGATTCCAGTCAGCGACCGATCTCGCCCATCGGTCGTGAAATACACGTTCACTCCCCGTGCTGTGCGGCAGGTAGGCAACATCGCCGCCCATGATGGGGCTTGGTCCACCCAGGCCGCGTAGGACTCCAGCACGTCAAAATCTCGGACGCACAGCCGCCTTGACGCCGGTCCCGTGACGACGGCGATGCCCCGATGTTTGCTGAACCACGTCTCAATTTCCCTCCGGCGTGCGCGAGCTTCGCGGAACCTGGTCCAACGGATGCCTTTGGGGACGTTTCGAGTTCCGTTCACCAATGGAACGATCGACCATCCGAGCGCCCAATATCGCAGCGCCAGCTCCAGGATCAGCGGCTGTTCAATGACTCCGTTCGCGACACTCAATTCCCAAATCTCCCATCCGGTCGCGACTCCGGGTACGCTGCCGGGGCATCTTCCGGACAAGTCCGGAAGGACTGCTCAGATCTGTGCCAGGAGGACCTCTCGCAGCTGGTTCCGCGTGGCCTGCAGCCGCGCCGCGTCCGCCCGCTCTGCGGCCACCTCTGCGTTGAATGCGTCCACATCGATGACCGAATCGATCACTTCCCTGACGATCTGCTGGAGCTGCTCCGGCGGAATGGCCTCCAGTTCCCAGCAATCGGTCCCGTACTCTTCAACGAATCGGGTGTAGTTGCTCGACCGCAGATTCGGCTCGAGTGACTTCGGCGGGTTGTTCATCGCTTCGACCTGATGCTTCCACAGACCCATTCGGACCGGGTGCAGCGTCTTTTCCGTGATGCCGTGCGCTGCGAAGTCGTTGAGCATGTACCCCACGACGGAATCCGTGATGCTGATTCCGTCGCTGTCGAAATCACTGAGCAGCAATAGGATGAGCTTCTCCTTGCCGCTCGCTTTGAACCGCTTCACGATCTGCCACAGCGGCGCCTTGCTCGAATTACCACGCCCGCTGGTGATTGGGATGCAGTACTCCATCGCGACCTTCTTCACGATCGAGAACACCGTGTTCTTCTCGACAAGGATCTCGATGTGATTCGGCTGGGAGACCATCAGGTCCCGGTAGTAGCCCTTCATGAATCCATCGACCGAATCGCGAATGAACGTCCGGGCATCCGCATGTACCCGCCATTTGATGGACGGACGGGTATCGTCCGAGATGTCGTCCCAGGAAATAATGCCTGCCGCACGAGCGCGCGTGATGAGATCCGAGAGGTCCTTTGACGATCGCTTATCGTTGATGTACTTCAGACCGGATGCCGTGTTCCGCAGCGGCGGGTCACTCAGCAGGTTGTAGTGGACACTCCGCTCGCTTACAGGCAGATACTCGCTGAGTTCCTCGAGAACCCGCAGGACCGCATCCAGCATTTGCTGTTTGACGTCCGTGATCTCGGACCGGCGGCGTTTCCTCATTTCCATCGGAGCGACGGGAACACGGGCCGCGTCCTCCCGCTCGCTGATCAGGGCGTCGTACGCCTCGTCCGGGTTCGCGGAGACGATCTCCTCGCGCAGCTTCTCGTCGAAACTCTTCTCCCTCTGACGATTAAACTCGCGCAGTAGCAGCGTGAACCGCTCTATGTTGTCCTCGCGGCGGATCGGCTCGACGCGAACTGGCACCACCGATAAGCCAGCGAGACGGGCGGCGCAGCGCCGGCGGTGGCCTGAGAGAATCCAGTCGTCCTGCGTAATTACGATGGGCTCCTTCAGCCCGTGCTCGCGGATGCTCTGCGCCAGCGCCTCGATCTCCGGATCGTCGGGGCGCACCGGTCGGTAGAGGGCGTCGTTCTCGGGCGACGGGTGGATCTGGTCGATCGCCTTCCGGACTTGTCCGGAAGGCTTCCGCGCACGCAGCCCGCGTGTCGGCGATTTCGCTTCCATGCCAGGCTCCTTTCTCAGAGAAGCCCGGCAGCGCGCAGCGCCGCATCAGACGCCGCAGCGTACTTGGAAGGGGGATCGTCGAGTTGCGCTTGTGTCTGCGCCTCGATGAACGCACGGAATGCGTCCTCGGTCGTGCACCAGCGTCCCGCGTGGAACGCGCAAGCCAGGCGGATGCGTCCCCCTCTCAGCCCCTGAGTGCACCAACGCCAGATCGTGGACGGCGTCGGTCTGCGCCCGGTGATCTTCTTCGCGATAGCACCCACGTGCTCCAGGGTGCCAGTCTCAAGCAACTCTGCGACAGCCATAGAAAACGCTCCAAGGTGTGACAACTGGTCAACACTTTAGAGCCTACAAGCAAGCAGCGACGTGTCATCGAGCAGTGCTGGAGGAGCAGTCCACTTCCGAGAGGAATCGATGTAACTCTGTCAGTCTTGCATCACTTTTTCTTTGACAGGATTCCCATGATGGTGCGTTCGCTGCCGAACGGTTGGCCCTCGATCGCCGCCTTGTTACGAGCGAATTGACGCTTGGTCAGTCTTGGAATTTCGGCCTTCTCTCGCTCGTACACGGCGCGCACGGCGTCTGCTTTTTCCTCTGTTTGAATCCTCTTCACGTAACGTGCGATACGGAGCGCGCGCTGTTGATGTCGGCCAGCATCGATCTCCGGATCCCCACAGAATTTTGCCCAAGCAAGGCCAAGCACAAACCCATGCCGGGCAGCCAGCTCGGAATCCCCCATCGCAACAGCGCACTCAAGCCGTCGTATGCTTCTAATCGCCGCTTCAGCGTAAACTTTGCCCTCATGAAAGGGTTCTGTCGAATCGAGGATGCGCGTTGCCTCGCTCTCGATGTGTTCCTGGAATTTCCGCTGCGACTCACAGACCTTTTGTCTGCTGTTGTTGCTGTGAAAGCGGTATTGAAGATGGACCAGATCACGCCAGCTGGGTGTCGTCATCGTCTCACCCGCCTTCTTGGTGACAGCCTTGAGACAGAAATGGACGCGGCAGCCGCCCAGGCTGTGCGGTCTTCGGACCCTCGCCTTAGCCGCGCCGTCGAAGATTGTAGTCGCTCAACCAATTCGTGCGACCACTGCCCGAGCGGCCTCAATGTCGCGCTCGGCATAGATCTCGGTGGTCACCGCTGACGAGTGGCCAAGCGTCACGCGAGCAGCCTCGATCCCAAACTCGCGGCGAGCGAGCGTCGCAAAGTTGTGCCGCAGCTGGTGGGGCGACCAGCAGTGGTCCCGGTGCCATTCGGTTGCCAGTCGCTGGAGCCGCTTCCGTTCTGCCGGCTGCTTCGCCTTCGGGAGTTTGGCGACCGCCGTCGCAATGTGACGCAGCTCGTCCGGCATCTCGAAGGCCAGTTCGCAACCCCGAATGATGGCGAGCCGATACGAATCGCGGCGGTACGGTTTCCGCCCGTCTGACCCCGCCGGGGCGAACACGTACGCATCCAGGTTCGTCGACAGAAACTCCCGCAGCACCGCCTGCCCGCGCTGACCGATCAGGATGAGTCGGTCCTTGTCGTGGTGCTCGGTCTTGTGGCTGGCGGGTCGATACTCCCAGACCTCACCTTGCACGTTCAGGTCGCGTCCGCGCAACAGCAGGGCTTCGCTCGGCCGCGCACCCGTCCAGAGCTGGAACTGGATGATCCCCCAGATTGTGGGCGGGACGTGCGTCTCGACTGCGTTGATATGCGCCTCGGGGACGGGTTTGACCGCCTTCGATTCTTTCGCCTGCGTCCGGCCTCGCTGAAGCCCGGCAACGGCCTCGAGCGATTTCAGCACCGTCGCAGGAACCAACTCCTCGGCGACTCCCCACCGAAACATCCGCCGGATACGGGCGACGTATCCGTTGATGCAGGTGCGGGCCAGGCCGTCGGCAATCATCTGTTGTCGCGCGGCAGTGAGTTTCTTCGGGCTGAACGCCGCCACCGACTCCATCCCGTAGATTCGAGTGATGTAGCGCAGTGCCACGCGGGAGCAGACGACCTCCGATGTCTCGTGGCCGTCTTTGACGTAGTAGGAGCGGCAGTGCTCCAGATACATGAGCGCCACCTGGCCGAGCGTCAGATTCTTCGGCGACTCGCCTTGGCGCGACTGCCAATCAGCGATCAGAGCGGCGTAGCGCTGGTGCGAATCGGGGGAGCCGTACACCCCGAGATAATGGTCTTTGCCGCCGATTCTAACGCGGGCGTACCCGGTCGGCTTGTGCAGCGTGTAGCGGGGAACGGAACGGGCAGCCAT